ATTCAATCCGCCTAATCGTCGACCAGGAATACGGGAGGGCATTGAGATTAACCCCGGCCCGTCTGGGAACAAGGACGACAGAAGATCAAAGAACGCTAAGAGGATTGCGAGGCAAAAAGACAAGATCATGTCAGAAATTAAAGGTGCCATAGCGGATAAGATTGATATCACTAAGGACGTCGCCAAGGCACTGACATCTACCGCTGAACCCAAGATGCGCGAGCATAAGGATGTCATTGCCCTATACACTCAGCCCTACGTCGAGAGCTTGAATTTCAATTTTCTTTTATTTTCTATTGTGACCCTCATTCTCGCCCTATTGTATGAGCAGAGCGTCAGGTGGATTTTACCAAATATACCCGTGATCATTATTGATGACGCCGTCACTTCTCTTTCTGCCGGTTATTCGCTCTGGATGCTGTCCTTCGTACCCGCTCCCGAGCAGTGGTTTTCATCCGCTGTCTTGGAAGAGCTGGCGTGTCATCTCTGTCCTCATCTACGAGTGCTTCACGTCGCTTATGAGTCATGGGCTCGTTATAGATTGGGTGTCGACTCCATGGCTATATTCTCCTGCGCAGTAATTCATGTGGCTTTGCAAGCATTAAACCTACCATCCGCAGCCATTGCTCATGTTTATTTCAACCTTTCAGTCAAAAAACTTCGTCGCACAAGTTTCACCCACGTCCAAGCTCTGAGAGATGAAACAGATGGCGGAGATCTGAGACCCTATGACGTTGCGATAGGCAAGATTGAGTATGAGTCTTGTGTCGTCAGATGTTTAGTGACCACCGGCTCTAAGGTCTGGTGGGAGGGTCGATATCAGGATTGGCTGATACAAACGGACGCTGAATCTTACGTTCTTGACATCGACCTCGAGTTTTACCAGCATTTGCTTTCGCATCGAACATCGGTCAACCCCAATGACGACTCGAAGATCATTGAGTCTAGAATTGAAGCCTTAGCCCGAGGATTCACTTCCATAAACGTCAGTCGTTATGTTTTGGCTAGACCCGTCACCGCCGCGTGTCGACTCGCTCACCGCACGATACTTGAAGACAACATACAGCTGAATAAATTCATACCACTGCCGGAGAATAACGGAGATCGTCCTTTCTTATGCGGATATAATCTTGAGCAAGCCCTCACTGCCGTCCCTAAGACTTGCGAAGTGCAGATAGCCTTCCTTAAACCATTTGACTCCCTGCCAAAAAACATTGCAGCCTCCCCACAGTTATGCGCCACCCCAAACTGCATCCCGCCGAGACCAAACCATCGCGACCCCTGGAATATGCTTTATGGCATTTTAAGTCGCATCGCTGTACAGACGCCCGAAGATAAGAATGGCGTCAGCGATCGTATGAGGCGGATGGAGAGGTGGATAGACCTTTTTATTCAACGCATCCAGACTTATCACGGCGCTGGATTGCGCCCCATTCCTCCGGAGTATGAAATTGATTTTGAGAGAGGGGTGTCAAACATCAACCACCCGGAGTCGCGGCGGGATGAGATTCGCCGAGCCAAGGCTACTGTCGTCGATTCCAACGGATTTTTGAGGTTACGTAAAAGACACAGGCGAGGTAAGATTTTCGGAAAAGTCGAACATTTGACAGACTATAAGAGTCTTCGAGGGATATGTACGCCAAGTGATGTTGCTAAAGCACACATTGGGCCCGTTGGCGCGGCCGTGGAGAAACACGTCCTCAAGCAATTACCTCATGCTGTCAAGTACACTCCGGTGCGAGATAGACCCAAGAAGATACATGAAGATCTTAGTCATTTGCCCGGATCATGGTACGCTACCGATTTTTCTAAAGCAGAAACAATGCACTCCGCCACCGTACGTAAATTCATCCATTTTAAGCTGTGGACGTGGATGTTACAGCACCACCATCGGGCTCTGAGGGTATTTAAGGACTATCACATTAACACGGTGTCTGGATCGAAGCTTTACTCCCCATTACTGAATGCGAAACTCAATTTGAGGTGCCATCTGTGGTCAGGCGTCATCGACACAAGTCTCAGTAATTTTTGGTATAATATGGCAGCCATGTCTTTCGTTGTGTATGAAAAATGGCTGAACCTATCCCAAGATCACCCACTGAAGAGCACTTTTGATCCGTTCAAGCAGTTCGGGTGCTTCGAAGGTGACGATGGCGTCATGAAGCTGCCTGATGAGCTTGCACCGACTAGTGAGGAA